CAACTTATTAGAATCCGAGATGATATCATGAAGAGAATTAGTATAAGACCGGCGGTGTTTTAATGGGAGTTGAATCTGATTTTTTAAACGGGCCAGTTGGAGATTTTGGAGTTACAGCTGTTCGAACCCCAGTAACAATGAGCACAGGTTTCTCAGGACAAAAAACTTATACAGATGGTACGCCTGCAAATATAACAATTGTTATTCAGACTTACAATGAGAAGTACGACCTCGATAAGTCCGGTTTAAATAAAGTTTATGACTTGGTTATTTATATTTTACCGACTGCAACTTTAAATAAATACGACAAAATAGCATACGACTCCAAAACTTATAGAGTAGACTCTGTCAGTGCCAGGGATTTTAAGGCGACTGGGGTAATGCAAAAGGCAATGCTATATCTTTCTGATGACTGATTTGCCGAATTCTGTTTTATTTAAAATAGCGAATAGATTTGAATCTGAATTGGTTCTAGTTGCCCCGGTTGATACAGGAAGATTAAGAGCATCTATTCGAGTCACGTTTAAAGGAAATACTCTAATAGTCACGATGGTAGATTATGGAATGTTTGTCGAATATGGAACAAAAGGCCAAAGACCAAACCCATTCATAAGAAACACGATCCAAACAAAACTCCATGATATAGTCGTAGAAGAAATACAAAGATTTTTCGGATAATACTTCTTAATTCTTGAAAGTAGATTTATATAGAAATTTGAATATTTAATATTGCCAAGAGGCGTAACTTCCAAGAGGAAAATAATGGATATAAAACTAATCAAACAAGAACAAGTAGTATTTTTAAGAAACAGCGACGTGTTCACAATTACTCAAAGAGGAGTCACAACTGCCTCAGTAACTGGAACCTTATCCGGAACAAAAGTTATAACCATCTCAACATCAGGGATAAAAAATATTAGAAGCGTAACGGTCGGAGCAGTTGCAAAATCTGTCGGTACGGATTACACGGTTGCCTATGGGGCCACAAGTACAATTATAACATTTTTAGCAAATCAAACAGGAAATTATGCAGTATCGCATGACCACGGAGCAGACAAAATATACCCAGACTTTCCAAGGGATGACTTAACAATAAACTCATTTCCAAGAATTGCAGTAGATATTTTAAACGCGCCAATGAGTCCATTCGGAATCGGAGGAGAGTCTTTCATTTCTGATGTAGCATTCACGATCGTGGTTTATTCAAATAACTCGGACGATTTAGATTTATACATCCAAACAATCAAGGACCTCTACGTAGCAAACACAAAAAACTTTTATTATTTGAATTTTGTTAAGCCAACGATAATCGGGCCAACGGTTAATAGCCCGGACAAGAAAGATGAGATTATGCAAAAAAATATAGACATGTTGGGGATGTTCAATGTAGAATGAATAATAAAAAACTAAAAAGATTAATGACAGATGTCGCAAAGGGAAAGATATCCTACAAGGATGCAGATATTATGATGAAAGAAACCGCCCAAAACAACACAGCGTTCACAGATATTGATAAATTAAACGGTAAACCTACCGCCCAGAAGAAGAAAACTCAAACTAAATCAAAAATAGGAGGTAAAAAATCGCACAAAATCACATAAGTGGAGCAGAGACAGTTGGTTTATTTGCTTTTGAAGATCAAGACGGTTGGGCACTTGCTGCGGCTAGTCATACAGAATCAGACGAAACTTATATGCCATTTGGACATGGCGTAGAAATATCAGTCACTAGAAACAATAATGCAGAACGTATCTATGGAGTTGGAGCAAGAAATGCAACAGCAACAATTAATAAACAATACGGGGGTAAAGTTTCAATCGGTGGAAGTTTATCAAATGCTTATTGGCTATTGGGTATTATGGGAGCAAATGCAAATACAGGAACAGACGGAGCATACACGCATACATATACAGAGACAGACACTATTCCAAGTTTCACCACTAAAACAAGTTTCGAGCTAGGAACCACAGATTTTCTTGCAGCTTTGATTGGATGTAAGGTAGAAACTTGCTCAATAACAGCAGCAGTAGATGAAGCTGTTAAATTTAGTCTTGATTGTTCATATAGATACGAAAATTTAAGCACGACAAAAATATCTGATAACACAGAAATAGAACCAATATTCACATTCGCGCATGGGAGTATAAAGATGCCAGATGGGACAACACTTGCAGCAGTTCAATCTTTCGAGTTAACAATAAATAATTCAAATGAATTAATTTATGGAATTGGTAGTAGATTCCCGACATCGAATATTGCTAAGCAAAGAGAGTATAATTTTAGTTTGACAGCAGCATTCAAAGACCATACAGCGTTATTGACATATTTCATGAATGGGACAAATTCAGCAACCGCGCCTACAACAGGAAGCGGAACAGAAATCGCAACCTTAGAACTAACATTCACAAATGACGATGGAGATATTTTGGATATCAATTTGACGGGAGTACATCTTGATGAAGAAACACTCAACCAGAACGTAGGAGAAGTTGTTAAAGAAGGAATAACTGGATGGGCTCGAGCATGCACAAATATCATTTATACTAATGATGTTGAAACCGCACCAGCATGCGCAGATAATATTTAAATTTTATTTTTTATTTTTTAAAATTGGTAGCGGATAACTAAACTCCAGGAGTACAAATGAAAAAAACAGAAAAAACCACAATACCAGGGATACAACTTAGTGAAAACAAGATTGTTCTGCCTACTAAAGAAATCCCATTATTAATTAATGGGAAGGAATTAATGATAACTCTGCAAAAGTTAACATCCGGAAAACGAAGAGACTTGGCAAAGAAATATCTTAATACGAAAATAGTTGGTCAACAATTACAAGGATCAATGGATTCTGCAGGTTATCAAATCGGACTTATAAGGAATATAATTATTAAAGCACCTTTTGATATAAGCGAAGAAATGATTGCAAGTTTTCCGGATAACGTTTTAGATTATATCTATGAACAATATTGTGAGTGGACAGGAGATTCAAAAAAAAAACTAGATTAATTAAAGAGTTCTCTAAAGGTCAGCATTCAGACGATATGGGCCTAGAAGAAGAATATCTTGATTGGTTTTTTTTACATCATTTTAACCGAGAGCCTGGTTGGTGGAGAAAACTAGATGACGACAAAATAAATTCGTTAATAGTGCTCGAACAACAAAAAGACAAAGAGTATTGGGATACGTGGGTTAAAATGTTTAAACAAATGTTTGGAGGAAAATAATGGCAAATGATTTTAAGGTAGAAATACCGTTAAGTGTAGGTGGAAGTGGGAAGTCTAGTGGAGCGAGTAAGCAGGGGAAATCTGGAGATAAAGCTATCAAGGGTTTGACTAAATCTGTTGCAGCCGGTAATATATTGGCGAAAGTTATGGAGAGTTTACTTGGCGGACTACTTACAGTACTTCAACCATTATTTAAGATTTTGAGTTTATTATTTGTTATTGTGTTTTTACCATTAATGCCATTAATATTGAGATTAGTAAAAGTTGTAGCGAGTTTAATTGAAGGATTTAAAAAATTATTTGGTGGAGAAATTGATTTCGCAGAATTTCTAAAAAAATATATAGGTCCAGCATTGTTATCTATTCTTGGAATAATTTTGGATTTAGTCAAGATGCTTGCGAGCGCCTGGTGGGAAGCATTTAAGGGATGGATTTCTGTAATTTGGGAAGGAATAGTCTGGGTTGGAGAGAAAATCGGAGAGGCATTTATGTGGCTAGTAAATAAAATCACAGATGGTGCTTTATGGATTTGGGAAGGAATTAAGAGTATAGGAACATGGTTCAAAGAATTGCCTGGAAAGATTTGGAACGGATTAAAAACCGCTTGGGACTGGTTAGGAGCAAAAATTAAGTCTGTATGGGAAATTATTAAATCTCCGTTTGTTTGGATGGGAGACGCAATCAAAAAACTTGTGAATGGTATTATAAATTTAATAAATAAAGTCCCAGGATTAAATATTCCAAGATTAGCAAGTGGTGGCATTGTTACGAGCCCAACAATAGCAATGATTGGAGAAGCTGGACCAGAAGCCGTAATCCCATTAAATAAAATGAGTCAAATGGGTGGTGGAATGAATGTAACTATTAATAATCCATCAGTAAGAAATG